GCGTCGAAGTGACTGCCGAAGACTTTGCCGAGATGCAATCTGAGTTCCCAGAGTTGGCCGAACTGCAAATCAAGGGCTTGAACAAAGTCCTTGGCAAGCTCAAAGGCGGCTCAGTGGACACCAATAGCCCTGATGAAGATCATTGGTATTACGAGTTGGCAGAAGTGACACGCCCTGATGGGTACGAGTTCTTTGCGCAGCCAGGCGCCTTGGTAAAGCAGGCAGACGGAAGTTATGCGCCTAACCCGCTGGCTGAGAATATCCAGAACCACACGTTGGGCTATGAATATTGGTTGCGTCAGATACCAGGCAAGCAAGAGCAGTGGATTAAGGTCTATGTGCTTGGGCAATATGGCAGCGTCCACGACGGGAAGCCGGTATACCCCGAGTGGAATGATTCTCTGCACACCAAAGAAATTTACGCTATTCAAGGTGTGCAACTCAATATTGGCGTTGATTTTGGCTTGACGCCTGCTGCCATCATCACGCAGAACGATGCACGGGGCCGACTTCTAGTGCTGGATGAGCTATGCGGCGAAGACATGGGCTTCAGGCAGTTCCTTGAGGACATCTTGATTCCATACCTGACTACCAACTACCCGGCGCATTGGGCAAAGAAGGATGACATGATCGTTCTGATTGGCGACCCAGCCGGTGAGCAGCGCTCGCAGTCAGATGAGAAGTCGTGCTACCAAGAGGCTCGTGCAAAGCAACTGAAGATCAGGGCGGCAAAGTCGAATTCATGGTTGCCAAGACGCGGCGCTGTGGCTTGGTTCCTGTCTAAATTGACAAGTGGACAGCCTGCTTTTTTGCTTGATATGGGGTGCTCGACCTTGCGCAAGGGCTTCAATGGTGGTTACAAATACCGCCGAATTCAGGTGACTGGTGAAGAGCGATACACCGAAGAGGCGATGAAAAACAAATATTCGCATCCGCACGACGCATTGCAATATGTGGCAATGGAGTCTGGCGGAATCCAAGCAATCATGCAGGCGGGGCAAAAGCCAGTGCGCTCACTGCCAGCTTACGCAAACAACAACGCCTCGATGGGCTTACTAGGATAAACATGGCCATGATTCTCACCGCTCAGTCGGACACTTCATTTTCTCCAGACAACGCAAAGACCAGCGCTTACGCTGCCAGCCTGGTCGCCAAAGCGGGCGCAGGCGTCGTTTACGGCATCAGTGGCTACAACTCCGGCCCGGCGCAGTTCCTGCAATTGCACGACGCCGCAGCATTGCCAACGGATGCAGTCGCGCCGACCGAGGTAATCGCTATCCCGACCGCCAGCAACTTCAGCATTGACTTTGGCGTGTACGGCAAGAAGTTCATTCTCGGATTGGTGATTTGCAATAGCTCAACCGGACCAGCCAAGACGATTGGCGCTGCCGACCTGTTCATCACCGCCCGCTACAAGTAAGCCCAAACGAATGCAAATCACAACCGCCCATTAAGGCGGTTTTTTTACGACTGAAACAATGGCCTACCACGATCAAGACATGCCCGACGAACTGCAGGACGGGCGGGTACGCGCATCTTCCGAGGCTATTGAGCGCGATGATTCGCTGCTTGAGGCGCTGGGCATCACAGTTGGCCGGATGCGTGACGAGGCTGTGGCAGCGCGCAAAAGCTCGGGCATCGAAGAGGTGTGGATGGCTTGCGAAGAGGCGTATCTTGGCATTGACGACGCCAACCGCCATGAGTTTGCATCTGCCAAGTGGGCCAAGCCGACCAGCATGGAAGGCTCAGTCACGACCGCAGGCCGACCCAATAGCAACAAGTCCACCGCCTTTGTGCGATTGACCAGCCGCTATGTGGACATGGGCGCCGCCAAGATTTCGGAAATCACCCTTCCGATTGACGACAAAGCGTTTACGCTGGACCCGACGCCCGTTCCTGAGATGGTTGAGGCCAAGGATGATCAGTCGCCATTGCTTGACCCACAAGGCCAGCAAGTGTTTCGCGCGCCCAAAGAAGGCGAGCAGCCCGGCGCCAATGGCATGGTGCCCGCGACCAAGGCCGACCAGGCTGGATTGCAGCTGGCCACCGCCAAAGATTGCGCCACCAAGGCCGAGACACGAATTTACGACTGGATGCTGGAGGCCAACTACCCGGCCGAGATGCGCAAAGTGATTCACGAAGCTGCTCGCTTGGGTGCTGGCGTGCTGAAGTCACCTTTCCCTCAAGTCAAGACCAGCTACGCCCGCAAGAATGGCAAGCTCAAGCACAGCCGCACGATGTCGCCCGGCATGAAGCAAACGAGCGTCTGGAACATTTACCCAGACCCCGCGTGCGGCGAGTCCATCCACAACGGCGATTTTCTGTTTGAATGCGACAAGCTCAGTGCGCAGAAGCTCAAGAAGCTCAAGCTGGAGAAGCTGAAAGACGGCACGCCGATCTACATTCACAGCCAGATTGACAAGGTGCTGGAAGAAGGCCCGGGCAAGTGCAAACTGGATGGCGGCAACCCGCACAACAACACCAAGAACCAGAAGCAATTCCAGATTTGGTACTTCACGGGCGTCATCAAGCGCGCCGAAATGGTGCTGATGGGCGCTGTTGGTATCGATGACCTGCCGGATGATGTGGTTGACGTGAGCGCCATCGTGACCTTGGTCAATGATTCGGTGATCCGCGCCACCATCAACCCGCTGGAGTCGGGGAGTTTCCCATATCGCGTGCTGAACTGGTCACGCCGAGAAGGTTCATGGGCTGGCGTGGGCGTGAGTGAGCAGGTTGCCATGCCTCAGCGCATGGTTAATGCATCTACTCGTGCGCTGCTGAACAATGCTGGCAAGAGTGCTGGCGCGCAGACAGTCATGGACCAGAACGCCGTGGTGCCTGCTGATGGCAAATGGGAAATGACACCGGACAAGCTCTGGTGGCTCGCCCCCAATGCCGTGACGGACGATGTGCGCAAGATTTTCATGTCGATTGCGCTCCCAAACATGGGGCCGCAGTTGATGGCCATCATTCAGTACGCCTTCAAGCTGGCCGAAGAGGCAAGCAACATCCCGCTGGTGGCCCAAGGCCGCGACTCTGAGAACACGCCTGCCACCTTTGGCGCGGCTGAACTGCAGAACAACAACGCCCACACTCTGCTGCGCTCACTGGCGTACCAGATTGACGACGACATCACCGAGCCGGTGGTGCGCGACTTGTACGAGTGGCTGCTGCTGGATGAGGATGTGCCCGAGGACGAGAAGGGTGATTTCAAGATCAATGCCAAGGGCTCGATTGCAATGGTGGAGAAAGCCGTGCAAGAAATGGTTTTGTCTCAGTTGTTGCCGGCCAGCAAAGACCCGGCCTTTGGCATGAACCCGAAGAAGGTGGCCGAGCAGTACCTGATGGCTAAGCGCCTCGACCCGCGCAAGCTGCAGTACACCGAAGAAGAGCAAGCCGAGATGGCCAAGCAGCCGCAGCCGGAAGCGCCCGTCATTACCGCCGCCAAGATTCGCAGTGCCAGCGCCGAGAAGATCGCCGTGGGCCGGGATCAGGTCACGGTCGAAAAGACCAAGGCCGACACCGACCGCGACACCGCTTATGTGCAGGCCCAGACCGAGGGCAACCGCATTGATCACGAGTTGCGCATGGCTGAACTGCAGATGCGTGAGCGCCTGGCCATGCTGGACTATGCCAACAAGCGCGAAATGTCACTGGAAGACGTGAAGGCCCAACTGGCGCAGACCACGATGAAGCTGCAAGCCCAGATCAAGCTGGCGGCTGATGGTTCGGCGCCGCAGGTGGCAACACCCGCAATGGAGCCGCCCGGTCGCGCCCCCGATGGTCAGGCGTTTCAACGATGACACCGGCACCCCGTTTGATATTGACGCCGTTCGACAAGGCTGGCGGGCTATGGCCCCGGCTGGTGCTGGACTGGCAAACCCGGCTTGAGCAGCTACGCGCCAAGCTGGAAGCAGACATTCCCGAGATTGAGGCCGCAAAGATTCGCGGTCGCATTCTTGAAATACGAGCGAACTTGCAGCTCGACAACGAAGTTCCCGCCGCCCTGGAGTAATTCAGCACGGCAAACGTAATGACCCACGCGCAAGCGCCGGTTGTTGATTTCAGCCCTCCTCGTGAGGGCTTTGCATTTGTGGAGATAGAGACATGACAGGTGAAACAGAGGTAATGGACGACGCCGCCGCTGAAGCTGACTTTGCAGCAGGTTTTGATGACACTCCCACGGAAACGCCGGACGTGACAAAAGAGCCCGCCAATGAAGTCGAAGAAGTGGCAGAAGTCGAACAACCCAAGTTGGCGCAGATCACCGAAGCGCAGTACCAAGACCTTTTGAGCCGGGCCGCATCACTCGATGAAATGCGCGCGACACAAGAGAAGAGCTTTGGCACCGCGTTTGGAAAGATTGGCGGCATTGAACGGGTCTTGAACCAGCTTCAAGCACCTGGCGGTGGCGTCGAAGTGACTGCCGAAGACTTTGCCGAGATGCAATCTGAGTTCCCAGAGTTGGCCGAACTGCAAATCAAGGGCTTGAACAAAGTCCTTGGCAAGCTCAAAGGCGGCTCAGTGGACACGAAGGCCATCGAGGCACTGGTGAGCACGCGCACTGAAGGCACTCGAAAGCAACTGATTGATGCCAGCCTGGATGCCATCGTTGATGGTGACTGGATGGAAGAAGTCCGAAGCGACAAGTACCAGCAGTGGATTGCAGCCCAGCCCGAAAACATCAAGGCGCTTGAAGCCTCGGATTCGGTGCGGGATGCATCGCGCTTGCTTCGCCTATTCAAAGCGGCACCCGCTGCAGCACCTGTCAAGCAACAAACCTCCACACGAAAACAGCAGCTTGAGGCGGCTACCACACCGCGCGGCACCGGCGGTTACACGCCTGCCAAAACGGATATTGACGACTTTAACGCTGGTTTCTCCAGCTAATTCACACACAAGGAAAACATCATGACGATGCAAACTTTTGCCCTTACACCGGGCCGGATCAATAAATTCAAGGGCGCCATCCTGAAGCACGCCGTGCCAATGGAAGTGCTTGGCCGCACGGGCCGCCAGGTTCAGATGCCAAAGAACCAGAGCGACACCTACGTGGCTCGCCGTTTCCTGCCTTACGGTGGTACTGCGACTGACCGCAACACGATCAACCGCTTCTTCCAAGACGGCAACAGCGCTGACCGCGCCACGGCCATCGCCAGCGCGCACTTGGTCACCGAGGGCGTGACGCCTTCGCCTGATTCCATCGTGCCGCAAGACACCACGGTGGTCATGCAGCAATACTCTTGCCTGTATGGCTTCAGCGACAAGACGTTTGACCTCTACGAAGATGACATCCCCACCGAAATGACCACTCAGGTCGGTGAGCGCGTCACGTTCGTGAATGAAATGATCATCTACGGCGCGCTGAAGGCTTGCACCAACGCCTACTACGGCGGCACCGGCACAACCGTGGCTACCGTCAATGGCGGCTTGACGCTGGGCTTGATCCGCAAGATCGTGCAGAACCTGCAATCCAATCACGCCAAGCCCGTGACCTCGATGCTGAAAGCCAGCAATATGTACGCGACGGACGCCGTGGCCGCTGGCTACCTGGTCTATTGCCACACTGACTTGGAGCCCGATATTCGTGACTTGCCCGGCTTCATCCCCGTGGAAAAGTACGCTTCCGGCACCCCGCTGGAAAACGAAGTGGGTAAGTGCGAGCGTTTCCGCTTCATCACATCGCCTGACCTGCCATCTATCCAGAATGGTGGCGCTGCAGTCGGTGCGACGAATCTGTATTCCACCACCGGCACTTCGGTTGACGTTTACCCGTTCATCGTCGCTGGTCAGGATGCTTGGTCGCAAATCGCGGTGCGCGGCTTGGGTGCGTTGGACCCCACTTTCTTGCCGCCAGGCCAGAAGTCGAAGTCTGATCCTCATGGTCAACGAGGCTATGCCGGGACAATTTGGTATAAGGCCGTGATGATCGAAAATCAGGGATGGCTTGCCGTAGGTAATGTTGGACGGAAGAATTTACCAGCGTAATCGACAACCTACAAGTTAAATAGCTAGCTGGTTTAGGACTGTACTAACACAAAACAACGGTAGAATTGAAGCACCCAGTAAAAGGAGTGATTCATGGCAGTTGAGAAAATTTGTGTTCAGTGCAGCAATGTGTTTTCAATCCCAAATCGCAGGAGTGATCTGGTCAAGTTTTGCTCACGACAGTGCAGAACTGAAGCTGGAAGGGCTACGTTTGCATGTGTGCAGTGTGGATCGACCTTTAGCAGGCCGAAGTCGGATAACCCCGATGCCATACATAGATACTGCTCTCCAGCCTGCCATCACTCAAGCAAGAAGGGCTTGAAACACAAGATCAATCCAGACAGCGTCAGGTATTACAAGGTTTGCGAAGTGTGCAAAGTTTCTTTCAGAGTCACATTGACCCGGAAAGAAACCGCTAGGTTTTGCTCAATGAAATGCAAAAGCGAAAGCCTTGCGTTTAAAGAAGAATGCTCGGTTTCTCAGAGAGGAGAGAAGCACTGGCGATGGACTGGTGGGCTTTACAAAACTGGCACCGGATATATCCGGCACAAAAGTAAAGTGAATGATTCTGAGAAGTTTTCATTCAACCATCGACTTATCGTCTTGAGCGCCATTCTTGAGCATGACCAAAACCATCCATTCCTCATTGAGGTTGATGGCATAAAGAAATTGCGCACAGAGATTGAAGTTCACCACATTGACCGTAACAGGTCAAACAATGAACTGTCGAACCTATTGGCAGTAACAAAGTTTGCACACGCGCAAATCCATCACAGGAACAGAGAACCCAAACCATGGGAATGCTGGCCCTGTAATCCGAAGACTTGGTAATTTTTAACAAAGGACAATAAAACATGCAAAGCACTGTTTCACAGCAACTGAATGCGATGGCCTCCAGTGTTGACAAGGACGCCCTGCGCCCCTTGCTCAATGCGATAGCCGATCGCCTATCCAGCCAAGCTACTTCTACCGCGGGCCTTGTCATCAAGGCTGGCGGCGGCGTTCTTGCCAAGACCGGCGCCGCCGCGTTTGCCGGGGTTGCCGCTGGCGTCCCTGTCGCCATCGCAGCCGGCACCGATATGCCCGCCTTGACCGGCATCAACGTCAGCGCTGGCAAATTCAACGTGGCCTGCTTCTTCATTGATGCAGCCTCCGTTGTCACGGTACTTGCAGGAACTGAGGGCGCCACACTGGGTGCTGTCGATTTCCCGCAGTTCCCTGTTGGCAAGGCGTTGGTTGGCTATCTGGTCATCACCTACGCATCGGCATTCACGGGCGGCACAACGCCTTTGGACACCGCCACCACTGTTTACGTGTCGCCAGTCGGCGCGTTTGACCCAACCATCACTCTGTAAGGACCATCCATCATGGCAAATAACACCGCTTTCACCCAGACCGGCAACACCAGTAGCACCGATTCATCCCAAGTCAAGGTGGGCCGCGTCACCATGCCAGCCACTGCCATCACGGCGGCTGACTACTTGATTCAGCCCGTGGGCTTCACGCCCCGTTACGTGAACTGGGACAACAACACTAGCCGCATCAAATGCGAGTGGTACGAAGGCATGGCCGCTGACACCTGCATCAAGACTGCAGCCGCTGGCACCCGCACCATCGAAACCACGAACAAGGGCATCACGATTTGCGATGCCGATGGCACGGCCAATGTCGCCGGTCGCTACTTCAAGGTTGCGCAAAACGCGACTTTGCTGGCCATTGCCGCATCCGATGTGATTAGCTGGACTGCCGAGGGTTAAACCTCACCCAAGTCCCTTTGGGAGTTTGCAAATTGCCTCCAAAAAGGCATTTTGCTTTATCACTAGGTAGGGCCTAAGTTGCTCAAACAACGATAGACAATGCCTTGTAGATTGGAGTCTATATCTGTAAACAGTACTCCAATTTCCAATTGCTGCTCTATGCAGTCCGACGCATCCGCAGCCGATCCACTTTTTGGCTAAATGCAAAACCGCAACTCCCTTTTCTGCTTGCGTTATCGCAACGACAAGCTTGCTGGTTGTAACTTGTATATGACCCTCTCCATCGATGAGCCCAGCTAAGTAAGCTGCCTGTTGAGGGGTGAGGTTGTTTATAGTTTTCATTCGTTAATTTTACCACTTAGTGGTCTTTTAATTGCTCCTTTATAGGGGCTTTTTTCGTTTCTGGAGTCTGAATTGAACCAAGCTGTTAACACCCCCGTCCGCCGCCAACGCGAAACCACCAGCGCCGATTTCCCCATTGGCCAGAAGCCTGACATTCTGCTGCGCGATGGCGAGTCCATCCCCCGCGAGCAGGTGATTGTCTCGATGGACACGCCACTGGAAAACGATTACGCCGCCCAGCTCAAGTTTGCTGAAGAGCCTGTGACCATCCTCATTTACCCGAGCCGCGAAAAGAACGCGCCGATTGTGGTGGATTGCTGGGTCAATGGCAAAGGCGCTGAAGTGTTCGTCAATGGCCAGTGGCACGCCTTCAACTGCCTACCCGTGAACATCGCTGTCACCACCAAGCGCAAGTACGTCGAAGTGCTGGCGCGCTCCAAGATTGACACGATCAACACCATGGTGGATGACGCCACGGTGGAAAACCCAGCCAACCGCATCAACCGCGTGACCAGCTCCAGCGCGGTGTTTACCGTCATTGGCGACACGAACCCCAAGGGCGTGGAGTGGCTGAAACGACTGATGACACAACAAGGTTAAGCCCATGAACATGCTCCAGTTAGTGCAGCGCCTGCGCCGCAAGTGCCGGGTGTCCGGCACAGGTCCGTCATCCATCATCAACCAGAACGAGGAATACGCTCGCCTGGTAGATATGGTCAACGAGGCGTGGATGGAGTTGCAACTGGAGCGGCCCGACTGGCGCTGGATGCGGGCCTCCATGAGCTTTCCGACCGTAGCGGGGCAGGACACGTACACCCTGGCCCAGATCGCGGCCACCGGCGCCGGGCTGGCCAACTTCGGCAACTGGGATAACCAGACCTTCCGTAACTACGTGACCAGCACCGGCACCAATTCCGAGGTGCTGATGGACCCGCGCGAGTACGACGACTGGCGCAACCTGTACCAGTTGGGCGCCAACCGCAACACCCAGTCGCGCCCGATTGAGTTTGCGATCACGCCATTGCACGGCATTGCCCTGGGTCCGGCGCCGGCGGCCGGTTACACCATCAGCGGCGATTACTTCAAGGTGGCCAGCGAAATGACGGCTGATACCGACATCCCAAGCCTGCCAGATCAATACCACATGGCCATCGTTTACAAGGCCATGATGTTTTTTGGCGTGAGTGAAGCGGCGCCCGAAGTCTATGACGAAGGTCAGACCGAATTCAAGAAGATGCTGCGCCGCATCTCCATGCACCAGTTGCCCACCATGATGCAATCGGGTGCGCTGGCATGAGGTTGCCCAAGATTCTCCCAGACTATGCGCCGATGGTCGGCGGTCTTGACCTGCTGACGCCTGCAATCTCAATCCAGCCCGGCAAGGTGATTGACGCGCAGAACTACGAGCCCGAGATTGGCGGCGGCTACCGGCGCATTGACGGCTACGAGCGCTACGATGGTCGCACCTCACCCAGCTCCAAAACCTATTGGTCGATGGCGGTGACGCTGACTGATGCAGTGACGACCGGCCAAACCATCACCGGACTGACCAGCGGCGCCACCAGTACCGTCTTGGCGCAAAGCGCTGGCGTGCTTATCGTGGGCGGCATCACCGGCACTTACACCGAAGGCGAGGCCATCGGCAACGGATCGCCCGTGGGAACCCTGCTGACCATTGCGGAAAATGGCGACTCATCCCCATCAAACCACGCCGATTACACCCTGCTCGCGGCCAACCTGCAGCGCACACTGATTGCCGAGGTGCCGGGCTCGGGCCGCATTCGTGGTGTGTGGCGCTACAACAACAACACCTACGCCTTCCGCGACAACGCTGGGGCGACGGCGGGCGATATGTACGTAGCCACCTCGGGCGGATGGGCCAAGATCAATTTTGGCACTGAGATTCAGTTCACGGGCGCCGTGGGCGAGATAACTGCAGGCCAAACCATTGTCGGCGGCACCAGTGCGGCGACGGCGGTTGTCGTCAAAGCCATGCTGCGCACTGGATCATGGACAGTATCGGGAACTGGAACGCTGATCATTTCAACCGTCACTGGCACTTGGCAGAGTGGCGAAGCGGTCAAGGTGGCTACTGTCACCAAGGCTACCAGCGCATCACTGGCCACAGCCATCACCCGGGCGCCTGGCGGCTCGCTGGAATTCGTCAATGCCAACTTCACCGGCTCAACCGCCACCAAGAAAATGTACGGAGCCGATGGCGTCAACACTGCATTTGAGTTCGATGGCACGAGTTACATCCCGATCCGCACCGGCATGGTGGTAGATGCGCCATCGCACATTCTGGTGCACAAGTTCTATTTGGTGCTGTCGTTTCTTGGTAGTGTGCAACTGAGCGGCATTGGCAATCCCTACGCCTGGACGGTGGTACTTGGCGCGGCTGAAATCGCAGTGGGCGAAACCATCACCGGATTTCTGACGCAGACCGGCTCGACGCTGGGCGCCTCGATGGCGGTGTTCACCGAGGGGCAGACCTATATTCTGTATGGCTCCAGCACGGCAGACTTCAAACTGACGCCTTCGGTCAACGACATTGGCGCCATGCCATTCACGGCGCAGAACATCGGCAATGATGCGTTGATGCTGACCAAGCGCGGCATTCAGAGGTTTTTGACCACGCTCAATTACGGCGACTTCAATTACGCCTCAGTCTCGCACCTGATTCAGCCACTGATTACCCGCAAGCGCGGATTGCAGACTGTAGCCACGACGCTCAAGGAGAAGAATCAGTACCGGGTGTATTTCTCGGATGGTTCAGCCTTGGCCGTGGGCCTGACGGGCGACAAGATCACCAGCATCATGCCGCTGGACTATGGCATCCCCGTGCGCTGCATCTGCACCGCCGAAGATTCCAGTGGCTCGGAGGTGACATGGTTCGGCTCGGACACCGGCATGGTGTACCAGGACAACCGGGGCACCAGTCAAGACGGCGCCAGCATTGCGAGCTGGGTACGCCTGCCATTCAACAACCAGAAGGCGCCCCGCGTGCGCAAGCGCTTTCGGGCGGCTGTACTGGAGCTTGTGGCGTCAAGTTATTCACAGATCGCTGTGACCTATGACCTGGGCTATGGCAATGCCGATGTGGCACAAGGCATCGCCGTGATGAATCAGCCATTGATTGCGGCGGGCGGCTTCTGGGACCAGTTCACATGGGACAACTTCACATGGGACTCTCAATCAGTCGGGAACCCACGAATTTCACTCGACGGAAGTGAAAAGAACATCTCCATGCTGTTTTACAGCGACCGAGCGCAAGACGGTTCACACACCCTGCAGGGCATCACATTGCTGACCAGCCCGCAAAAACTTGAAAGGTAAGCATTGCCAAATTCTTATTACAACCATTCCAGCGGGGTTCCGGTCCTGCTGACGCGAGGGGTTAGCTCATTGCTTCGCAGTGAGTTCGACCTGATCCAGACGGGATTCAATCTGACAGAAGTGGCGATGCTGTTGCGCGCGCCGATTGCATCGCCAGCCTTTACCGGCACACCAACCGCCCCCACTGCTTCACCAGGCACATCCAGCGCGCAGTTAGCCACTACAGAGTTTGTTGCTGCTCAAGCGTTTTCTTCGGCGCTGCCTGGTCAGGCGGGCAATGCGGGCAAGGTTTTGTCTACTGACGGGAACTCTGCGGGATGGGCTTCATCCGGCTTAACCCGTGTTCTTGTCGGTCCAATAACCCAAGCCGCCACCGCTGGCAATGACTACTGGCTGGCCAACGTCGCCGCGACAACCGTCACAGCGCCAACTGCCACTGACGGCGCAAAGTTTCGCGTGACGCCAGTCAACGGATTGATCAACAACATCATCGACTTTGGCGCATCGACAGTTCTTGGCTACTCAGGCGCAACAGCATCAGGACTTATCACCATGACTTTAGGAGCACCCATGGAATTTGAATACTCAACAACTCTCGGAAAGTGGGTGATGGCATGAGCGGAACACAATCAGCGTTGATCGGCGCGGGCTCTGTCGACTACGCAAACTCACGGCGCATCTTTTCAAGCACCACTTTTACGGCTGTGAAAACAGGCTGGCACCGGGTTACAGGCATCGGTGGTGGCGGAGGTGGGGCTAAGGGCGGGACAGCTAGATCAGCTTGCACAGGCGGCGGTGCAGGTGGGCTTTTCCAGAAAAAACTTTATCTCACTGCCGGGCAAACTGCGACTGTCACTATCGGTGCGGGCGCCGCAGCGCAGGCCACAGCAAACTCAGGCGGGGCGTCTGGCTCAGCTACAAGCTGGGTTGACGTTGCCGGAAACACGCTAACGGCTAACGGCGGCAGTGGGGGTAATTACGCGGCAACTGGTACTGCTGCCGGGGCGATTGGTGGAACGGCAACTGGCGGCGATATTAACGTGCAGGGCGGTGGGTCAGGGCTGGCAACCCCGGGAGCATCAATTAATGCTGTAACAGGTGGTGGGGCTGTCGGCGTTAACGGAATTGGATTTAGTAGTGGGGATGCCACTTGGACAGCAGCTTGCGCGACAGGCGGCGCAGGCGTAGGGGGTAAGTCTGGAAATGCATCAAGTGTCACAGCAACAGGCGGTGGTGGCTCTGGTGGGCCAGCTCTAGATAACTCTATAGTGAGTGGACCAGACATACTTGGCGGTGTTAGCACAGGGGTCGGAACTAATGCAGTCGGCGTTGTCCATAACTTGTTTGGCTGTGTTGGCACAGGCGGGGGCGTATCTGGTACATCAATTGGCGGCAACGGCGGTGGGGGAGCAGGGCACACCACCGGAGCCAGTGCATCACAGAGTGGTGGTGTTTATGCTGGTGGAGGGGCTGGATTAACTGGCGAAGGGGGCGCAGGAGGACCATTCGGCGGCGGCGGCGGTGCTACGGGATCTGGTGCTTATGCAGGCGCTGGCGGGAACGGTTTAGTAATTGTGGAGTATTAATATGCAGTACAAAATCAACTCAACAGGCGCTGTGATAGTTGCTGATCTGGCTTTCGTCGAAGTGCATTACGCGGGCGACTTCGCGGCAATTGTGGAGGCTACAGATCCATCCGCTCCGGCATTCAAAAGCTGGCCTGCTTTCGACTTTTACCGAAAATTTACAACGGCTGAGCGCGTTGCAATCCGCACGCTGGCAAAGACCGATCCTATAGTCGAAGACATTTACGCAACTCTCAATGCAGCGATTGCAAGCGGTTCCAATGTACGTGACGACGACCCGGACACGGTGAACGGGCTGGCTTATCTTGAGTCTGTCGGAGTGCTTGCTGAAGGCCGCGCTGCGGAGATTCTCGCGTGAACTACGTCTACGCCCCAATAGCGGGTCTGGTTATCACGCTGCTCAATCTATTGTGCCCGGTGCTTGTGTTGTTCGCTTTGCCGTTTATCAAGTGGGACACATCGAAAAGTCGGCCGCGCAATGAGGACGGCATTGATGTTGTGCAAGGCGACCTTCCGCGCTGGCTTTCATGGTTTTCAACGCCGGACATCAGGCTACCTGGCGACACCTGCGAAGAGGCTGTGAAGTCGATGTACATGCGACGCGGGCAGTGGGTGACAAGCTGGTACTGGCTTGGCGTCAGGAACTGCCTGATGGGCTTGGCAGTGTGGGCGGGAAAGCCGACGAGCGGCTACATCCCCGAGTTGCCAAACGGCTTCTGGCGACGTGGCGACATTTGGCGCTATGCGCTGCCGCTCGGCCCGCTCAAGCTCGTCGTCGGTTATCAGGTGTACCGCGTGCTTGATGGCTCGTTTCAAGCGGCTCCGGTATTCACGATCAAGAGGTGCAAATCATGATTCGGCTGTTGATCGTGGCCTGTGCGCTGGACGCCCTCATCTTTGCGATCATCACCCTGGGAAACTGCCGACGTGGCGAGTACGCATCGTCAGCGGCATGGTCCTGCCTGCAGTCGGGCAAGTGGCAAGGACGCGTGTTTGTGCCATTTATTGATGCGGTGTTCGGCTGGCTGGGTGACGTTGACCACTGCAAAACAAGCTGGCAGGGGGCAGATACACCTTTACGAATCAACCAATCAGCCCACCGCGTCAAGCGGTTTTTTTACGCCTGAAAAATGACAGACCAAAACAAACCAATTCCAGACCGGCGCAAAGAAGATCGCGGCGTGAGCGGGCGCGTGACGGCGATAGAGGCCCAGCTTTCCAAGGGCGCCGAGCGCATGGACAAGCATGAAAAGCTTCTCACTGAAAACACCAGCGCCACGCAAGAGGTGTTGGAGATCGTCAGCATGGGGCGCAGCTTTTTCAAAGTGCTTGGGCATATCGGTGCGGGCATCAAGTGGCTGGCCGGGCTGACGACGGCGGGCGGCGTCTTGTACTCCATCTGGCCTCACGGCACGCCTCCGAAATGATGGGCTGGGTGGTATGGCTGTACTGGCTCGAAAACGAATGGAGGCATCTAAATGAAACTAAGCCCGAACTTTGACCTGACCGAGTTCACGGACTCGGACACAGCCACGCGCATGGGCATCGGCAACAACCTGCCCGACGCGCTGCTGCCCAATGCAGCGACAACCGCCAGATCGCTGGAGCAGGTCCGAAGCCTGCTCGGGCACCCGATGCGAATCAATTCCGGCTACCGCTGTGAGGCGCTGGAGCGGGTGCTGTGCGCGAGGGACTATGCCGCATGGTGCTCGCGCCACGGCTACCTTCAGAGTGAAAAGTCGTGGGCGGTGTACTTCAGTGGTAAGGCTCACCCACGCATGCTGTCGGTGGATTTTGTCTGCCCCGCATTTGGCTCACCGCTGAAGATCTTCAAAGCCATCGAGGCTAGCGGCATCAAATTTGACCAGTTGATTCAAGAGGGTGGATGGGTGCACATCAGCTTTGATCAACGCATGCGCCAGCAAGTGATGACGGCCTCATTTTCTGGCGGTGCGCCGAATTACACGCAAGGAGCATGACATGGACCCATTAACTATCAGTGGACTTTTCGGCATCGGTGGCAAGCTGATCGACAAGCTGTTTCCCGACCCCACCCAAAAAGCCCAGGCACAGCTTGAGCTGCTCCGTATGCAGCAAGCGGGCGATCTTGATGAGCTTAAGGTGCAGCTCAGTGCCATCGTGGCAGAAGCACAAAGCGCCGACCCGTGGACCAGCCGCGCCCGTCCGTCGTTTCTGTACGTGGTTTATTTGCTGTTGCTGTGGAGTATTCCAATGGGCTTGCTGGCGGTGTTTAAGCCAGATGCAGCGACGGCTTTCACCATTGGATTCAAAGCATGGTTGGCGTCGATTCCAGACCCCATCCTGACCTTATTTGGCACCGTCATGCTTGGCTACTCCGCAGGGCGGACGTGGGAAAAAGTCAAAGGCGTTGCCAAGTAGGCAAATAATATTGCCGTAACTCGGCATTGTGCGCAATATTCTTTCAATAGTTGCGCTGAGCACTTAAAATACACCAACACAAGGCGCAACACATGGCAATGACCGACGACCAGAATGCAAGCATTCGCGCATTCGCAGCAACAAACCCGACAGACGCCGAGCTTGCAGAGGCAAAGAAGACCTATGGTGTTTCTGATGCCGACTACACAAACGCGATAACGCCAACGGCATCGACCAATTACTCCGCGTCATCTGTTGCTGCACCATCGGTAATGACGGACGCTCAGAACGCAAGCATTAAGGCGTTCGCAGCCACCAATCCAAGTGCAGCCGCCAAGTCTGCCGCGCAGATTCAGTACGGCGTATCAGATGCGCAATATGCTGCTGCAACCAACCCTTACGCAGCATGGAATGCATACCACGGGACCACTTACGATGCCAGTGGTAATGCAACCGGGCCAGCAGCAGCGCCAGTCGCAGGGCTTGGCGGGCAGTACGCCAACGTTAATACTGGAGGCTCGACAGCAACTGGCACAGCTACTCCAGTTCTTCAGTCAAGCGGCATCATCAGCTCAGTCTCAGCCCCATCCACCTACTCAGCAGCGAAAACCACCGCCGATACGGTTGAGAGTCGGATGGCAAGACTGACAGACCCAAACAGCGCCTACAACCAATCCGTTGCAGCTGGCGCAAGAGGATCGGCCAACCAGCGCGGCCTGCTGAATTCTTCCATTGGCGAGTCAATGGTGCAGGACGGGATCATCAAGAACGCCTTGAGCATTGCTACGCCGGATGCAGCCGCAACCAACACGGCAAACCAGTTCAACGCCAACGCCAACAATCAGGCTGGGCAGTTCAATGCCAGTGCGCAAAACGCTATCAACTTATTGAGCCAGGCCAACGCCTACGACTCGACCAAGACAGCGACGAATCAGACCAACACCGTCGCCAACGCAGATGCGACCATTGCGGCCAACCGGCTGACCACTGCCAGCAGCGCAGTCGCGTCGATCATGAACAACACTTTAGCCTACATCGCCAGCATTGACCGTACCCTGAGCGGCGAGGCGCAGCAGGCACTGAAAGACGGGTTTAACACGCAGGCCAAGGTATCGCTACAGATCATCGGTTCACTGGCTGGCGATGTGGATCTGTCCAAGTACATTGATTCGCTGTTCCCCGCCTGACCATGGCTGGAATTATTCCATCACAAGGGTCTAGCAACCTCACGATGTCGCCGGATGTGTTTGGTGGCTGGTCGGTCAAGAGCCCGAACGACTCGACCGGAATTTCCAGAAACGCGGAATCCAACCCATCCGCAAGCCTGGCCAACGCCGCCAGTGTGACCGGCATCGTGGGCGCGGTGGCGCATGACGCCAACATAAATTCAGCATCCAAGGCGCTCGGCACGGCATCGGTGCTCAGCAACCCCAATGCCACCGCTGAAAACAAGGTGGCGGCATCGCTTGGGCTGGCTGGCACGCTGGCAAACGATCCAAATCTTGGGACGCTGGGCGGATTGGTGAATTCTTACGGCACTCTCAATAGCGCCAGTGCCACCGACTCGCAGAAGGCTGCAGCCATTGCAGGCCCGGCGCTTCAGGCGTTTGGTGCGTCGGCGCCAGTCGCGGGGGCTGTTATGGGCGGGATCAATGATGGCGTGCCCGGGGCTATCTCGGGATGGGCAACGATGTCCCTTGCGATGGCGCACCCGGTACTTGCGCTGGGCGGCTTGGTATCTAGCGCGATGGGTGGCTGGAGCTTGGGTGAGACGGTGACGCGCGCTGTTGATTGGGGTGAGACAAAAATGAACATCAGCGATGCGGCTCAAACGGCAAACACATTCAATGAAGGCATTAAGGCCGACTTTGGCGTTGACTCAAGCATGACCGCCAGAGATGCGCGCCACCTCGGCAAAAACATGGATGGCGACCCAGATGGAAGCCGAACAAGAGTGGAAAACGCGCGCTTTGCAGCCGTCAGCCCGGAAGGTGACACGTCAGCAGCCGATTCAGATGCCGGGGATTCCAGCGCCACCGCAACAGGCGGATGGTCAAGCGGAGGGTCGGGCGGCGGCTTCGGCGGGAATACTGCCGGGCCTGGAGGCGGCTTCGGAAGTAATGGCGTCAGCGGCGGATTCGGCGGCGGCAACTCCAATCAAGCATAAATAATTTCAAGGAATACACATGGACGACGAAGAAATCTACTCGGAAGACCTCATGGAGGCCATCTCACTGTCTGGAGTTTCCCCTGAACTCGAAGCCATGTCGGAGCAGATCACGGCTGATTTTCTGGCCGATCCCATGGGCACAAGTCAGCCGGAGTCGCAGGAGCCCGGCGTTGCGCATGACGCCGACTCAACACTCCCCAGGTTAATCACATCAGGCAAAGCGGTTCTTGATGACACGGGCAAATGGGTGCAAAAAAACTCTGAGCTCACCAAAATCATTGCCTCCGGCATTGGAAACGCCGTATCCAGCAGCAACACCAAGGCCGCAGCAGCCACGACCGCGCAAGGCCGGATTGACGAACTGAACCAAGCCGCCAAGCTCAAGCAAGACCAAGCCAACACCAACAGCGCGAACGTGCTGGCCATGCGCAAGCCCGGGATCATCGGCGCGCAAAGCCAACTGCAGCGCAACACCGGCGCCAACGTGTTCGACAACGGAAAATACATCAAGGCTTAAACCATGGCAATCAACCCGCAAAACAAAGACGCGCTGATGCGCTTTACCTTGGTCGCCAAGAAGATCATTTACGACACGGCGCGCATGAAGCAGTTCATGCAGATGATGGGCAGCAAAGAAGGCGCCCTGAACGCTGTGCAGACGGTGCTGGGTTCCATCGACCAGCACAAACCCGTGCCGCCCGCCATCCGCCCGTTGCTGGGTGTCAATATTTACATGCTGATTGTGGATGTGCTGCAAGACGCCACCGGCAAGAAGGCCGACCCCGGCATTCTGCAAGAGGTCATCAAGTCAATTCTTGGCAACACGCGCAGCCAGCCGCAGCAGGGCGCACAGCCAACGCAACCCGCGCAACCAACCCAGCCGCAAGGCATCATTCAACAAGCAGGAGTGCCAGCATGAGTTTCTTTGGTGACTTCGTAGGCGGCGCGGCGACGGCGGGCGCCGACATTCTTGGCGACAAGATCAAGGCCGAGCGCGAGCAGGAGCTGGTGATCGCACGGGCAAAGGTCTTGAGCGACTTGCAAGAGGGCTCTGCAGTTCGCGCCGAGCAGCGCGGCATGGCAAATCGAGCCACCGAACGCCAAGCGACAGCCGGGGAAGTGGCAGCCAGCCAAGACGCCGCCCGCGCCAAGATGCTTGATGCCATCAAAAATGAATCCAGCGCCATTGTGGATGGCAATCTGGCAGGGCATCAAGTGGTTGACGCCTCAACATGGACGCCAGAAATGGAGGCGGCACGCAATCAAGGTATTGTGGCCATGGCCAAGAACCCGCGTATCCGTGCGCAAGCAGCATCCAATGTGGGTTATAGCGACGAAGCCGCCAAGCTGGACAAGATTGCCGAAAGTGGTGCCTCTACGGTGGCATGGGGGTCAACCCGCGTCGATGGCGATGGCAATGTCATTTATGACAATGGTTCTGCACTCAAGGGCTCCATCAACCAGGAAAAGGCTGATGGGAAAGTGGGTGCCAAGCGCGCCGATCACTTTGATGAAAAGCAGTGGGATGCCGCAGCCAAGATTGACAAGTCCGTGGTATCGCTGCCAAACGCCATGGGCGATAAGGATGTGGAATCTGTTGATCTGCGCTCCGCCTATCTCCGACTGTTCAATTCCGCCAAATCTAGCGGCGACATGTCCCCCAATGAGGCGGTTGAATTTGCCACCACCAAGATGGCGCAAATCAAGAGCCTGGCACAAGCGCGGGTTGCCAAGGCAGCAGAATCCGACAAAGGCTCAAAACTGACGGTAGAGCAGGCAGTGCGCGACATTGTGAAAGAGGGCAACCAATACAAGCCAGCGCCATCCAGTACGACACAAGCCACCGGCGGAAACTCTACCGAGGCAGGCATGAAGGTATCGGCGCAAAGCGATATGGGCGCCGATCCAAAAGCTATTCAGCGTGAGATTGCCAGAACTACCGCCGACCTGAAAGTTGTCACCGACCCGGAATCACGGGAACAGTTGCAGGAACATCTGTCGAACATGACGCGGCAACTTGCCAATATTGGCGGCACCCCCAATGCGCCAGCACCAGTCAAGAAGCAGGGCGTAATCGGGTCAGTCGCCAATGGCGGGTTCTATGGCGCAGCAGCCACTGCCGAGCGCAACGCCAAAGCAGCGGCGCAACAAGGCGCAGACAAGATCAAGAACGATGCCGACGCATCTGCCGCAGCACTGGCCGAGCAAGCCTACCAAGCCAAATTGATCGCCATGCGCAAGCAGCTTGGTACACGAGATTCTGGCCAGAGCTTGCTGAACACACGGTTTCAGTAGTCAACGCCACACCCAATAAAACGAAAGCCACTACATGCCATCAAGCGATCCACTGAGCCAGTATTTAGAGCAACTTCCAGACAGCAAGCCAGCCAATAAAGACAGCGCGGATGGCGGATTGTCTGCGTATCTTGACCATCTGGAAAACATGCCAGAAGCGCCAACGCCCAAGCCGGAAGAATCCGCATGGGGCGGACTGAAGCGCGGCGCCACCGAGGCATTCCAGCAACTTCCGCAACTGGGTGCGGGCCTGGTGGCGGGCGCGGGCGCGCTGGCCGAGTCGGCATTGGGCGAGGGCGGCATTGCCACGGGCATCAAAAAGGCGGGCATCAAGGGCTACGACGACTGGGGCAAGAAGATTGCCGACAAGGCGCAAGAGTCGGATTCGTGGAACTACTCTTACGACAAGGCAAAAGAAGGCGACTTTGGCGCGCTGATCAACTGGGTGGCGCACGGCTTGGGTTATGTTGGTGGACAGGCGATTCAAACGCTGGCCACGGGCGGAATCGGCGCTGTGGGTGGCAAGTTCGTAGCATCGACCGCCGCCAAACAGATTGCCGAGGGCATGGTGGCCAAAGAGGCAGCAAGCATTGCCGCCAGCGAAGCCGGTAAAACACTGGCCGCTGATGCAGTCGCCAAGCTGGCCACGGCCAACATCGCCGCCAAGTTTGCCACCATTGGGCAGACCGCCGCCGTGGGCGCCAGTGCGTTTGGCATGGAGGGCGGCGAGATTTTCGGTGGGCTGACCTCTGAAAACAAAGACCGTGCTCTAACCGGCTCAGAGCTTGGCAAGGCATTCGCTGCCACCTTGGGCGCTGGCGCACTGGAATTCGTGGGCGATAAAGTTGGCCTGGACATCATGCTTGGCAAGTCGAAATTGCTCAAGCCGGCCGCGTCACTCACTGGCTTTGGTGGCGCGGCCGCACGCGCCGGGGTTGCGGCCGCAGGCGCTGCGCCGATTGAGGCAGGCACCGAGTTTGCGCAAACACTGGCCGAGGAATACGGCAAGGGCAAAGACCCGTTCAGCGAGGCGTCACTGGCGCAAGCCCGCGATGGCGCGGCACTTGGGGCGCTGGGCGGCGCTGCCATGGGCTCTGTTGGCGGCATCATCCACGGTGCCAAGGCGCCAGCCGCACCAACTCCGGCCGCAACGCCTGAAACACCTGAAACGCTGCAGCTTGGCAACACGCCCGACCCGCTACTGTCATTCCCTGATGGAACTGTCGGCCGGCGCTCAGAGGTGGACGCCTATATCAACAGCCTGCCCGAAGCCGACCGCGTGGCCGCGCGTGCCAAGCTGTCCGGCCTGGCGCCACAGCCCGCCGACATCATGGCGGATAACGTCACAAGTGTGGACCATGCGATTGCACTGGCGCAGGGCGCACTGGCTTCGACACCGACCGCCAGCATGGGCACCATGAATGCCGTGACCGCAGGCCCAGGCTTTGATGCCCGCAGCGTGGCGCCCGGCTACTTCGACCAGCAAGAGCTTGATGGCTTGGTGGCCAGTGAGCAGCGCAACTTGCAAGTTATGCAGGCACAGATTGAGCAAGATCGCGTCAAGCAGGCGCAGATGAATCAAATCCCCGGCATTGCTGCCGAGCAGGATGTGGTGGCCGGTGCATTGCAGCGCGCCGCCGCCACGGAAGCGCCGAACGCCATGAGCGCCGCCTTCAACCGACTGGCGGATAAAACCATTGGGCCTGACCCGGTGGCCGAGGCGCCAGCCATCCCCGCACCCAAGCCAGAAGCACAACCCCGCATCGTGCCGCGCTTTGATGGCGCAGTCACCATGCCGCTTGAATTGGCGCAACTTCAGGTTGAGATGGATGGTGGAGAGGTTGTTCGCGTGGCCAACCGCAATGGCAAGTATGGCTATGCGGTTTTGAAGGAAAAACAGGCCGCACCCCTTGTAAAAAAAGCGTCAGCAGCTATTGAAACTGTAGCAAAAGAGCCAGCAGGACGAGAGGGCTACGAAAAGCCTTTTGAAGTTGACGCGAAAGCGCTCATGGCTGCATTTGAAAAAGAAAACGGCTCAGCTTTGGTGTGGAATAACGACAAGCTGAATGCGGTTCGAGGCGGCGCAAAATCAACCGGGAATATCGAAGCTGCCATCAATGCACGCGGCGATATTGGAATCAACGATGGACGCCACCGCATTGCTGTTGCGGCAGAGCGCGGGGAAAAGGTAACGGTATTTGCATCAGAAGAAGATGGATTGGCTATTCTTGGAAAGATTAAAAAATCCAAACCAACTGACCCCCGTCTAATCGCCAAGTCAACCCAGTCCATCGACCCCGAACACCTTGGCCGCAACAGCAAGCCACTGGCCGAAGGCGGTAAGCCGTTCAAGACCAAAGACGAAGCGGCCACCGCCAAGAAGCTGCAGCCCATGCTTCGCGTCATCAAGACCAAAGGCGGCTTTGCACTGGCGCCCAAGACTGAAAAGCAGCTCGCCGCCGAGCAGCAAGCCGCCAAACGACTTGGCATCGCCCGCACCGGCCAGGCTGGCGTGCCAACGGCGGCGCACGAGTTCATCGCAGGTGAAGGTGGCATGGATGCCAGCACCAAGAGCGAATTCAGCTTTGGCAACAACCCCCGCGTGGGCAACCGCACACTGTTCGCTGGCGCGCGCGGCGGACTGAGTATTGATGCAGCCACTGAAAAGCTGATCGAGGCGGGCTACCTGCCGCAAGGCGCGACCCACAGCGACACCGTGGCGCTGGTCAACCGCAGCTTCACCAGGCCGCAATACACCGCTGACGGCACAGAAACCACGGCGCAGGCTGAAGTCGAGGCGCGCTTTGATGACTACCTGACGAGCCAAGAAGAATCCGCGCAAGCCGACGACTTCGACCCGTTCGAGTCTGTTTCCGACATGGGTTTCACGCTGGACGACGCCGACTGGGCGGGCTATGATGCTTTGGAAGACCCAATCAAGCTGGAGGTGAACGCCTATCTGGCGCAGGCTGAAGCCTTGGGCATTGACACCGACACTATTAAAGAGAGCGCACATGAAGGCACCCGCAATGGATCAGAGCAAGACTACTACGAAGCAACCCGCGACGCCCTTACGTCAGCCATCGCAGAAAGCAATCGAAGTCGCAACGAAGATGCTGGCGCACAAGGCAATGCGGGAAGCGAAGAAGGCGTAGCAAATCCGCTTTACGCCAGCCGTGCGGTCACAAATGCCGCCGACATCATTGCTTGGGCTCAGACGCAGGGCTTCAAGACGACCCTCCCGGCCAACGATATGCACGTCACCGTGGCGTACTCAAGCAAGCCGGTGGATGGCGCAAAGGCCGGCAAGACAAGCCCAACGGTCAGCATTGAAAGCGGAGCACGCACAGTAGAGCCTCTTGGTGATGGTGGCGCAGTCGTTCTGAAGTTTGCAAGTGACGAGCTTCAATCACGCTGGAAACAATATCGTGATGCAGGCGCATCGTGGGACTACGAGGGCTACACGCCGCACGTCACCCTGACTTATGACGCAAGCGGGGTTGATCTGTCAAAGGTCACGCCATACACCGGACCGATCAATCTTGGGGAGGAAACCCAAGAGGCGCTGAATGAAGACAAGGAAGATGAGTATGTGGAGGCGCCCACACTGACCACCCCAACCCGCACCGAGGTACTGGCGCAACAGGAGCGCGCCGACAATGCCGCCAAGGCCGAAACCGCGCAGCGCAAGGCGCAGGACTTGGCCGACAAGCGAGACCGTGAACGCAAGGACATTGCCAAGGCATCCGAAGCCGCCGCTGACACCTTTGAGCTGGGCGGTGACGCAGAGCAGAACCTGAGTGGGCAGGGTAGTATTTTTGATGAGCCATCAGCACCCGCGCCTGTTTCCAAAACGGAAACAACCACTAATCCAGTAGCGCCAACAGCCAAAACCCCAAGCGCCGCCGAACTGCGCGCACAGGCCGACCTACAGGCAGCACTGGCCGACCTTGGCGACATCTTCGGCAAGAACACGCGCATGAACATGATGCCCGAGCAGGAAGCCAAGATTCTGCCGGTCATGGTGAAGTTGTTCGATGCCGCCTTCCGGCTGGGCTACGTCAAATTCAAGGACGCAGCCAAGTTTGCACTGGACAAGATTCGCGCCGCACTGGGCAGCGATGTGGCCGACGACCTTACGCTGGAGCATTTGCAAGGCGCCTATATCTCCATGTCCAGCGGCAAGACTGGCGTGGATGGCATTCGCGCGGTGAGCAACATCGAAGACAAATCAGAGATTGAAAGCCACACCGCACAGACCGATAATGAACGCAACGGAGAATCAAATGCACCAAGTACCGACAGCCGTGTGGAACGAGATAGCCCAGTCGCAAGCACTGAGCCAGCCATGGGCGACACTGTTTCGCCTGAATCAAACGGAACTGACGCAGCAACTGCCAAAGCTGGTGGACGATCCAATCGAGGCGAAGGGCGCGGACAACAAGACAGTGCTGGCGTACCGTTTGGTAGCGCCCCTGTTGCTGGAGAACGAAGCGATCAGCGATTACATCCTGTTGGCGAACAACCCGAGCTTACGAGCATCGTTACCGGAGCTGACTTCCGTGAACCAGGCGGTGATTCTGGCGTCTCAAGAATACCGCCTGAACCCATTGCAGCAGCAAAAGTTGACGCAGTTGCTACAAGCCGCACTGCTCAAGCAGAAGCCAAACTAAAGCAGGTCAAGGCTGACAAGTTGCCCGTGACGCTGGGCGACATTGACAGCATTCGCACCACCCTGCCGCAGTTACTCACCGGCCAGCAAGACGATGTGAAGCTGGCAGAAGACCGCTTTGCCAAGGAGGACGGCTACGGCATGTTGTTCACCAATGGAACTGGTACAGGAAAAACTTTTAGCGGACTTGGCATCATCAAGCGCTTCGCCCTGCAAGGCAAGACGGACACCCTGATCGTAGCGCCAGACAGCAAGATTGCATCCGACTGGATCGAGTCCGGCAAGCTGATGGGCTTAGACATCACCGGCCTGAAAGACACCAAAGACGCAGGCAAGGGCGTTGTCATCACAACCTACGCCAATCTTGGAGAGAATGACCAACTGGCCCGGCGCCAGTGGAGTCTGGTGGTAGCGGACGAAGCGCACTCACTGATGCAAGCGGCTACCGGCGAGCCCACGGGCTACCTGTATAACTTGCGGGCGCTAACCTACCACCCGGACGGCGCACACACGCGCTTCAACATGCTGAACCGGGACAAGTTGGATCATCAATCCGCCTTGGGAGAGGAAATTCTGGCGCTGGAGAAGATGGCGGCATCCGACAGCACGACTCACGCACAGCGCGGCACATGGGAAGCCAAGAGCGAGAAGCTGCAGGAGGAACTGGGCGACTTGCGCAAAGAACTGGCCGCAGCCCAAGAGGCCATGCGCGAAGAGGTCAAGGCACGCCAGGGCGCCGGGAAGATTTCCCTCGCCGGCCTCGGTATCGGCGGCGGTTCGGCCGAGCCCGCGCCTGCGGAAACCGCGGCCGAGTAACAGTTCGCGTCTTGTCGCTTAAGTGTGACGACGCGCGGTGAGGTACGGGTACTTTTGCAGGTGGCGTACCTCACCAAACTAAAAGCGGGGAGGATTTCCCTCCAGTTGCCTCCCCGCTCAGTTGCCCCGGCGAGTTATCATCCATGCGTGACCCTCCCCTTGCCGGGGCGACGACCATTTTCTTAGCGAGCCGTCGCTATTGCCTCTTGTGTGAGCGCTGCTACCCGAGGATGAGCAGGGTACACCGGACGAAAGCAGCGGACGGCTCACTTAGAAAATGCCCGCCCCACCATGACAAGGAGTCAGGACCTATGTCGAGCCATACCGCCGCCCCACCCAAATTTTTGGGGAACCTCACCTTCGTCTCCTTCAATAGTCACCTTCGTCTTGGCGATGAACAGGTGAGTGGTTGGCCGCTTGGGATCGGGGGTGAGCATGAGGAGAAGGAGTTGCGGGTCCATCGCCAACGCCCACGCGGCGCTAGTCAAAAGTCTCGAGGGGCGTAAGCGCCCCGTAATCGCCGGCCTACCCAAAATC